CGGCGGGCGATGCGTTCGGATCCTGCCCGACGGTCGGCGGTGTGAGCGCCCGGCGATCGAGACGAACCACCTCATTCCGCTGTCGGAGGCCTCGACCGCCGAGGAGGCGATCGCGCTGTGCCGGCCTGAGCTCCTCGAGGCGGTCTGCTTCATCCACCATCCGCGAGGCTGAACATCGAGTCGGCCGACTACGTCAGCTGACGGAGCGGGGGGGCGGGTCGGAAAACTTACACGAGATCCCTGCTCCGACACCCTCTCAATCGCCACGAACACGCGCGCCCGAAAGTCGCCAGGCGCCGACCGGAAACGGCCCCGGCCCTTTCGTGTCGGCTTCCGTGACGCGCCCTCCAGGATGCGGCCACCGTGGCGACCAAGCTCCCGACCTCGCGGATCTGTGCGGAGTGTTCCCACTCGCTGCCGGCCGCCAAGTCGACCGGCCGGCGCCGGCGGTACTGCTCGGAGCGATGCCGGTCGCGAGCTCGCCGCCGGCGGACCTCCCTTCCCTGGCCGCCGACGCCTCCGCCAGGCTACCCGGGCGATCCAGTCGTCGTTCGTCGGCGGACGGCCGAGGCGTTGGTCGCCTCGCTCGAGGGTGAGCCGGCGGCTCCGTCCGAGGACCAACTGACCCAGGGCCTGCTCGAGGTCGACTGGATCGTCTTCCGTTTCGCGTCGCTCGAGCGTGACCTGCCGCGGCGGCTCGCCGGGCGGACCGGGGAGCTCGCCCGGCGGATCCGCGAGGCGCGCGTGCAGCTGTTTCCCGAGGTGGCCGCGTGAACGTGATCATGCTGCCTACCTCGGTCGGCGGGGCGCTCCGCCACGTCATCCGGGACGGGTGTCCGCTCTGGCAGCTGCGGTGTCCGGGCTGCGGCACGTGGGCCGACATCGACGACGACCAGCTCCACGGTCGAGTCACGGTCGATCACACCAATCAGGAGGGCTGCTGGTACCACGAGACCCACGACTTCGCGGCGCTCGCGGGGATGCGGTGAAGATCGTGCGGGTCACGTGGCGAGACGCGTGGTTCGACGTCGACGGCGATCGCCGGGACTGGCGCGCCGAGTACCCCGTGACCACGGTCGGCTTCCTCGTGCGGGACACGCCCGAGGTCCTCAGCGTGGCCGCGGAGCAGCTGCCCGGCGATGACGGGTTCAGGGCGATCACGCACATCCCCCGGGTCACGGTCCTCGCGTTCGACGTCTTGTGGAGCCCTCCTTGATCGACGATCCAGACCTCGAGTTCCTACGGGGCTGCGCCGACTGCCTCGCGCACTGGGTGGCCGAGCCGTTCCTGGTCGAGGCCTTCGCCTCGGTCGGGATCGAGCGGGGCCATCTCGAGCGGGAGGTCCGGTGAAAGGTCGTCCGCGTGATCCGACCCGAGTTCGCCGTCGGACCGGTCACCGTCGCAAGCCGGATGAGGCGCCGGCGCTTCGAGCCGTGCCCGCGGCGATCGAGGTGCGATCCGCGATCGTGCCGCCGGAGGATCTGCCCAAGGCGATGCGGCCCACGTGGGACCGCGTCGTCGAGATCCTCGGGACGGTCGGGGGAGCTCGGGAGGCCGACGTCTTCGCGATCGAGGCCCTCGTTCGCCAGTACGAGCGGATGAAGGCCGCCGGCGCGGTCGTCGACAAGTACGGGATCGTCGCCCGAAACGCCGCGGACGAGGTGATCCCGAGCCGGTTCGCGCGCGAGGAGCGCGAGGCCACCGCCATGTTCCTCCGCCTGGCTGAGCACTTCGGTCTGTCCGTCGCCTCGAGGATGCGGCTGGGCCTGATGAACCTGCAGGGCAAGACGATGGCTCAGGCTCTGCACGAGGACCTCGAGGAGGGCTAGGTTGCCCGCGCGAGCCGCGGCCGCCACCACTTGGCCGGTGGGCAAGGCGACTCCGTCACAGCGCATCGAGCGCTTCTTCCGCACGCGATTGATCCACGGCAAGGGCGAGTTCGCCGGGCGCCCGTTCGTGCTGGAGCCCTGGCAGCTCGAGGACGTCCAGGCGATCTACGACCCCGTCGTGCTCGAACGCGGTGCTCTGATCCGGGTGGTGACCGAGGCCCTGCTGGGTCTGGGGAAGAAGAACGGGAAGACCCATCTTGGGGCAGGGCTCGGAGCCTACGGTCTGTACGGCGACGGGTACTACGAGCGCGAAGGCCCCGGGTGGCTCTGGCGGCCCGAGTACGGGGCTGAGGTCTACAACGTCGCCGGGTCGAAGGACCAGGCGAAGGTGCTGTTCAAGATCGGCGCCGGGTTCGTCGAACGATCGCCGGAGCTCCGGTCGATGAGCAGGATCTTCCGGGACGCGATCGAGGTGCCGGAGACCGAGTCGGTGTGGCGGGTGATCGCTGCGGACGCTCGTCTCGCCCACGCGCCGAACCCCTCAACGACGATCATCGACGAGATCTGGGTGCACCGAGACCCGGAGCTCTACACGGCGTTCAAGACCGCCGGCGTCGCGCGGCGCCAGTCTCTGCTGATCACGATCACAACGGCCGGCTGGGACCAGGCCTCGATCGCTTACGCGCTGTACAAGCGAGGTCGGTCGGCCCGGACCTCGAGGCGGTTCTTCTTCCGGTGGTACCAGGCTCCCGAGGGGTCGCGCATCGACGACCCGAAGGCGCTCCGAGCTGCGAACCCCTCGAAGTGGGTGAAGCTCTCGTACCTGAAGGCCCAGCTCGCCGACCACCGGAAGATGGGCCTGGAGAACCAGTTCCGCCGTTTCCATCGCAACGAGTGGACCGGCGCTCAGGAGCAGGCGATCCCACTGGATCTGTGGGACTCATGCTCGGACCGCCCGCGGATCGCGAAGGGCTCCGAGGTCCACATCGGGGTCGACGCGGCGCCCAAGCACGACGAGACCGGCATCGCGATCGATCATCGGGACTCGGCCGGTGTGCACAACGTAAAGGTCTCGATCATGCGGGCGAACCCGGACACCGGCTACCTCGACTTCGACGTCCTGGAGGAGCTACTGCGCGAGCTCTGCCGCACCTACGAGGTCCCGAGGATCTGGGTCGACGAGCGGTACATGACCCGCTCGATGCTGATGCTGAAGGACGAGGGCCTGCCGATCATGGAGTTCCCGCAGACCGACGTGCGGATGGTGCCGGCGTCCATGAACCTGTACGAGCTGCTGATCGCCGGCCGGATCCGGCACGGGGGCAACCAGGCACTCCGTGAGCACGTCGCGGGGGCGGCCAAGCGAATCACAGAGCGGGGCTACCGGTGGTCCAAGCGGAAGTCGACGAGCAACATCGACGGTCTGATCGCGCTCACGATGGTCGCCTATGAGCTCGAGCGTGGGCCCGTAGTCGAGGAAGAACCGCAGCCCTCGCTGTTCGTCTGAGGCGTGACCCCGCGGCCACGATGGGCGCGATGCGACGGGTCGCCGCGTTCCTCCGACGTGCTCGACCGGCGTTCGGGACCGCCACCGAGCTCGCCGGGATCGGTCTGCTCGTTATGGCTGCGTGGCAGCTGCACGAGGTCGCGGGCCTCGCCGTCGCCGGCGCCGGCGCGCTCGTCGTCGGTGTTGCGCTCGGCGGTCGGCGGCCATGAGCCTGATCGGCCGGTTCGTCCGCGAGCTCCGCCACATGGATCCGACGTTCGGCGTCGCGACGGCGGAGATCCCGCCGAACAGCTCGACCGGGTCCACTTGGGCCGGCGTGTTTGTGAACGAGGACCAGGCGCTGCGGCTGCTCACCGTGTGGTCGTGCGTCAGCCTGATCACCGACACGACCTCCACGCTGCCGATCGGGACGTTCAGGGATCAGGGGACGGCTCGGGTGAGGATCCCCGACCCATCCTGGCTCGAGGAGCCCGTGTCGGGGATGGACCGAGTCGAATGGCTCGGCCGGGTGCTCGCCTCCGACCTGTTGAGGGGCAACGGGTACGCCCGCATCATCGAGCGCGACCGGCTCGGCTACGCGCGGCAGCTGCTGCCGGTGCACCCCGATGAGATCTTCCCGCGCAGGCGGATGTCCGACGGTGCGCTCGTGTACAAGGTCTCCGGCGAGAGCCGTGACGTCGATCCCGTCGACGTCATGCACATCAAGGGCTTGACGCTGCCGGGAGCCCGGCAGCTCGAGGGACTGTCGCCTGTCGGCTATGCGCGTCAGGTGATCGGCACGGCGCTTGCCGCTGAGGAGTACGGCGCGCGGTTCTTCTCCGAGGGCGCCCAGCCCGCCGGGATTCTGAAGAGCACCGAGGCCATCGATGACGACGTCGCCAAGCGGATGCAGGAGCGGTGGCTCGAGTCGCACGGGAGCCGGCATCGCAAACCCGCGGTGCTTGGTGGCGGGCTCGAATGGCAGTCGATCTCGCTGAAGCCGGAGGAGGCCCAGTTCCTCGAGACGATCAAGGCCAAGCACTCGCAGATCCAGGGGCTGTACCGGGTGCCGCCGCATCTGGTCTCCGACGTTGAGCGTTCGACGAGCTGGGGGAGCGGGATCGAGGAGCAGAACCTGCAGTTCGCGACGTTCACCCTCGGGCCGTGGATCGTGAGGCTTGAGCGCGCTCTCTCGAAGCTGCTGCCCCGACCGCAGTACCTGAAGTTCAACCTGGCCGGCCTGCTCAGGGGCCGACTCACGGAGCGGTACAACGCCTACCTCAAAGGTCGTCAGGGCGGGTGGCTATCGATCGATGACGTGCGTGCGCTCGAGGAGATGGCACCGCTGCCGGGGGGCAAGGGCACCGACTATCTGCAGCCGCTCAACTACGCACCGATCCCGGCGGACGCCGATGAACGCCGGCCCGCGTCGGGCGTGACGGAGCCAGCATCGTAGGCCGTCGATGGGAGCGATAGAGGACGCGGACATGGACCCACCGCCGCTGGCTGGATCGCCGCCGGCGTCCGAGCGTCGGTACGAGCGGGTAACCCGCTACGTCGCCGGCGCGGCCTGGGCGATGCATCCGTCGACGCTCGCGGCCGTCGTGGCGGTCATCGGCGAGCGTCGGAGCGGTCACCGTCCAACGCGCGAGGAGATCCGTGCGCGGATCGGAGGCGGGCGCGAGCGTCGGTCTGAAGGGGTGCAAGAGGGCAGCGTCGCCCTGATCCGGATCGTCGGGCCGATCGCGCCGAAGGCTGAGATGGTCGACGATGTCTCCTCGCCGGCCACCACTTCGATTGAGGGGTTCCAGGGGAGGTTCCGCGAAGCGCTCGCGGATCCGGATGTCTCCTCGATCGTCCTGGACGTCGACTCGCCGGGCGGGTCCGTCGACCTCGTCCCCGAAATGTCTGCCGAGATCCTCGCCGCTCGGGGGACCAAACCCATCGTCGCGGTGGCGAACACGTGGGCGGCATCGGCCGCCTATTGGCTGGCGAGCGCGGCCGACGAGCTGATCGTGACCCCCAGCGGGGAGGTCGGCTCGGTCGGTGTGTACTCCGTGCATCAGGACCTGTCGGCGCTGATGGCCCAGAAGGGGATCAAGCACACGTTCGTGGCCGCCGGCGAGTTCAAGGTCGAAGGCAACCCGTTCGAGCCTCTGTCGAAGGAGGCCCGGACGGAGATGCAGGGCAAGGTCGACGCGTTCTACCGGATGTTCGTGGCCGCGGTCGCGACGCAGCGCGGGGTTTCCGAGCAGACCGTGGAGGAGACCTTCGGTCAGGGCCGGATGGTCATGGCCACCGAAGCGGTCGCCCGCGGGATGGCCGATGCCGTCGGCACGCTCGATGCCACCGTCGCACGTCTGAGCTCGCAGTCGCCAGCTCCATCGACGGCGGTGGTGATCTCCGGCCGTCGGCGCGTGGTCCCCGACGGAGCCCCACCACTGGTCAAGAGGCTCCTGCGATTCGAGCGCGAGCTCCGGGCGACGCCGCACGGGGTCGTGGGACCGATCCAGGTCCGCGAGTCGGGCGGCGTGATCACGGTCGAGGGCTATGCCGCGCTGTTCAACCGTCCCTACGAGGTGGTCGACGTGCTCGGCCGGTACATGGAGGAGGTGCTGTCGGGCGCCTTCACGAAGACGCTGCGGGCGGGCGCCGACGTCCGGTACCTGCTGAACCACGAGGGACTGCCGCTCGCGCGGACGCGCTCGGGCACCCTGGTGCTCGAGCAGGACGACATCGGGCTCCACTTCGAGGCGAAGGACCTGGATGCATCGGACCCCGACGTTCAGCGCCTGGTGCCGAAGCTCCGCCGCGGCGATCTGGCCGAGAGCTCCTTCTCGTTCAGCGCGATCCGTCAGATCTGGAACGAGGGCTACACGCACCGGCAGCTGGCCGAGGTCGAGCTCTACGACGTTTCCACGGTGACCTGGGCGACCTCGCCACTCACATCGTCCGGCCTGCGAGGCACCGAGCTGGTCCGCGGCCTGGCTGAGATCGACCCGGACGAGCTGCTCGTGCAGATTCGCTCGGCGTCTGAGGCGGACCTATACGAGGCCGCTGAGCGTGCCCGCGCCGTGATCGACCGGGCGCTCGCGGGGGCCGTCGGGATCGACCGTGACGCCGCTCCCAGGATGAACATCGATATGGCCCGGCGGTTGGCCGAAGCGATCGTGCTCAGCCGCTAAGCCACGCCGGACGGACGGTCGCCAACCACGCCGGACCCGCGTAGACGCGGGCACCACCTGGAGGCCCGGCCCGCACCACCTGGCGAGGGGCCCAAGACAGGGCAGCAGACCCAGGAGGTGTGGTGTGGAAGAGCTCATCAAGCAGCTGCGTGAGCAGCGCGCCGAGCTCGCCAAGCGTCTCGAGGAGATCCCCGCGAAGGCCCTCGAGGAGGAGCGCCCGAAGCTCTCGGCGGAGGAGCAGAGCGAGTTTGACTCTGTCCGTGACGACGTCAAGGCGCTCGACAAGCGGATCTCCGAGCTCGTCGATGCCTTCGAGCGTCAGACCAAGGCCGACGAGGCTGCCGCGAAGGTCGATCGTGGCGGCAAGGTGAGGGTCGGCGCGGAGCCGCTCACCTACGAGCGGGGCAAGTTCGACACCAGCTACACGCGGGACATCGCGATGGCCGTGCTCCGGCAGGACGCCGGTGCGTGGGAGCGCCTGCGTCGGCACTCGGAGGAGGTCAAGGTCGAGGCCGAGCGCCTGTCGCGTGAGGGCAAGCTCGGTCCGGAGTACCGTGACATCAGCCGGACCGATACCGCCGGCGGCGAGTTCGTGCCGCCCCTGTGGCTGATCGAGGACTTCGCTGTGCTCGCCCGGGCCGGCAGGGTGACGGCTGACCTGATCCCCACCCGACCGCTGCCTCCGGGCACGGACTCAATCAACGTCCCGCGGATCACGACCGGCAGCACGGTCGCGACACAGACGGACAACGCGGCGGTCTCGGAGACCGATCTCGTGACCACCTCGGTCGCGGCGGCGGTCAACACGATCGCCGGTCAGCAGGACGCGTCGCTCCAGCTCGTCGAGCAGTCGCCCGTCGGGATGGATGACGTGATCTTCGCCGACCTGATGTCCGACTACGCCGAGCAGCTGGACGTC